CGTCGCTTTGCTCGCCTTCTTGGGGGTCACTCACCCTCAGAAAAAAAATTTTGGCTCTCCCTCGACATTTCAAAGTTTGACCAATCTGTTCTAGCCTCTTTGCTCATGATTGTCCTCTTCCTCCCCTGGTTTCTGTACGCCAAAGGCACCCCCCACTTTAGAACTGTCGAGTTCCTCATTCTGTGGTCTATTGAGAATTCTGTTGCCAAGGTTGTGAAGTGGTTTGGGGAGGACTGGAAGATTATATTTGGTCTCATGTTCTCTGGTGAGCTCATGACGTCTCTAGGTGATAGTTGGTACTTGGAACTCATCTTTGATTGCTTCGACCAGTATCTGGGTGACCTCCTTTCCCCCTTAGACAGAGAGAAGTTTCTTACTTCTTTCCGTAGGTTTAAGGATTATGGTGATGACGGCGCTCTTTGTTATTGCCTATGGGTCCTCTCCCATGTCAGCCCCTCCCGTGAGGAAGGCCCCACCACTCTCGCCTACTATCTTGACAAGTTCTGGCATATGGAATTGAAGATGTCAGATACTTATGTGTCGGCTGACGATGACATCCGACCTGACCAGTCCCTCCCTGCCCTTTACACCCAGTTGTCCCCTGACATTTCCTACGCTGCAGAGACCCCCACAATGCGCCTTGAGAGAAAACTTCCTTTTGTGGGTTCAGAGATGTCATATCGTGGCTTAAAGTTCTTGAAGCGGTATATCATAAGGTATGACTTTCCCTGTCCTCAGCTTGGTGCATTCCAGTTCGAGTCAACTTCCGGGGAGGGCTGGGATGATGCCCCTTGGCGCCCCACCCACGATTACTTCTCCAAGTCCACATGCATAGCAGGCAACAACCAATCTGAAGTTTTGCATATTATACGCCTGCGTGCTCTTGCGCTCGACACATATGGCACAAATCATAGGGCATATATGTTCCTTATGCGCTCACATGATTATCTCGTCAAAATATGTGGGCCAGGTGTCATGGGCATGGCACGTGATATACTCGGTGACATGTCCTATTCAGACTCTGACTCGAGCGCATGGTCCGGTGAGGACAGGCAGCTCTTTGAGCGGGTTGGTGGGAAGGAGGGCCTTTCTCTCTTAGTGGATGGTTTCCCCTCTTGGAGGGATATAATAGACAGGACTATGTGGGATGATAGGAGACAAGATAAAATAACAAATTCCTTTGTTGAGCGCAGGTACTTAGCCCCCCAACAGTTGTGTAGGATGATTTGAATCAAGCGTGTGCTTTGCAACCACACGATCCATCTACTGCCCGGCGAAAATGATGGTCATCTCCAACTTCTGTTTTTGACGAG